GCTTTAAGAACTCTATTTATCTTTGAACCCGAAGCTACTCTGTACAATCCTGAGACAGAGGGTATTATCCAAGAGGGTCAGCCTTTGGCAATTGACCCAAGAGATCCGTTGGTTTACTTTAGTGATATAGACTGGCCTTCGCCACTTCCGGTTGATCGCCTAGTTAAGTTGAATGAAATCGGCGCAATGATGAATATGGATCTCGAATCTCGTAGAGGAGCTTTGAAGTATCTTGGGGAGCAATTCCCAGATGAGAAGCTACAAGAAATCTACGATGAACTACATGAAGATGCAGTACGTGATGGTTCTCTAAGAATGCTGAGAACTCAGATCGACTCTATCATTCAGGAACTAACAGGAATGGTTCCTATGCCTGACGGTACATCAGAGCCAGTACCACCAGGTGAAGACGCGCTAGGTAATCCTGTTCCACCTTCTGGTGGTCCGGGAACTGTGAATAAGATTGACTTGCAGGAACTAGATGGCGCAGGCTCAGTAAATGCTCTACGCGAAGCAGTTGTCTCAGCTTATGGAACAAAGCTAGGTTCACGTCAGCTTCCAACTGATGACAACAATTAATAGTAAGATTGTAAGTAAATTCATTCGGGATATATTCGGAAAACACCAAGTTTAATTCTAGGAGATAAAAGAAATGACAGTTCCAGCACAGCCAGGTTTGGCGGCAACAATTGAGTCTCCAAATCCACCAGGTAATGGCGCTCAGAGTCCAGCACCTTCTCCAGCAGCTTTCCAGCATGGCGCTACAGGTGAAAGAACATTCACCGCAGATGACATTGCTAAGGCTCGTAAGGAAGAGAAGGATAAGCTCTATGGAGATATGACTTCTTTGAAGGAGCAGTTCGCTCAGGCTCAGAAGACTCTTCAGGAGATCCAGGACCAGAAGGCAGCGGAACTTGCTGAAGCTCAGCGTAAGCAAGATGAAAAGGATGCACAGCTACAGGCCAAGCGTGAAGAGGAGATGTCTGCAAAGGCACTTCTAGAGTCTAAGCTGAAGGAGACAAACGACACTTGGGAAAGCCGCTTTACTCAGCTTCAACAGGAGCGTGAGCAAGAGCGTGCACTACTTGCCAAGGAAAGAGAATATAATGATCTTGTAGATTATCGTAATTCTCAGTTGCAGTCTAATGCTAATGACATCGCTCCACAGTTCCACGATTTCATTGTGGGTAACGACAAGGAGCAAATTGATAACGCTATAGCAAGAGCAAAGGCTGCCACACAATCCATTGCGGAAGAAGTTGCACAGGCAGCACGTCAGCAGCAAGTACAGCAACGAGGAGTATCCCCTACTGGATACACATCCATGGGTCCCCTTGACGGACAGATGGGTCAGAAGACGTATACACCAGATGACATCAATGCAATGTCAATGGCCGAATACGCGGAGTTCCGTCAGAAGTCGGGACTTGCCGGAAATGACGCTGCACGATCTCGTGGTCTATTCGGCTAAAGCATAAACACCATGGGTACGGCTTTGTACCCGAACCCAGATAATAGATAAGGATCAAATATGGCCGGTAGTGCTATTACGGGTACACCGAATATCTCTGGTGCCCCAACCGCTTATCCAGGTGGTTCCTCAGCTCTTTCTCCTGCAATCCAAACTATTTGGAGCAAGGAAATTCTATTCCAGGCAATGCCGATCTTGCGTTTCGAGCAATTCGCCGTAAAGAAGACAGAGCTAGGTGTTACACCTGGTCTTACAATTAACTTCATGCGTTACAACAACCTAGGCAATGCTTCTCAGCTTGTTGAAGGTATCCGTATGCAGACAGCTCCACTTACAGCTAGTCAGTTCAGCATTACCGTTGCTGAGCAAGGATTCGCTGTAGCTGTGTCTGAGCTTCTATTGAACGCATCCTTCGATGACGTAATGGCATCTGCCTCACGTCTTCTAGGACGTAATATGGCTACTTACCTAGACGTAAGTGCCCGTAACACCTTGCTTCAGGCTTCTTCTCAGCTATTCGGTTACCAGAAGGACACCGGAGCAATCAACAACCAGGTCTTCTACAACACTGGAACTGTTGGTACATCCAATGCTTCCATGACTGGTGACTTCAACCTAACCAGCCAGACTGTCTACGACGCAGTCGAGACACTTGCGACAAAGAACGTACCCCGCCTAGGTGAGACATATGTCTGTTTTGTCCACCCTCACCAGAGCCGTTGGCTACGTAACGATCCTCAGTTCATCGAGATGACTAAGTATGCGGCCCCAGGTAACTTTATGCTGGGAGAAATCGGACGTTTGAACGATGTCGTATTTATCGAGACAACTCAGGTTCGTAACGTTGTAGGTGGAGCTGGAACTGGTTGGACAACTGACACAACAACTGGTGGTGTTACAACTGGTAACGGTGCTGCTAACCGTTATGATTCCATCTTCATTGGAGACAATGCTTTCGGTCACGCTATTTCACTTCCTGTTGAATTGCGCGATGGTGGTATTCTCGACTTCGGAAGAGAGCACGCATTAGCGTGGTACGCTATTTGGGGTCTAGGTCTTATCACTGACATCTCTGTAGTAATTGCATCTACAAACTAATAGTTTATAGAACGACGTTTTGAGGAAGCCCTGCCTGCTTATGGGCAGGGTTTTCTTATATAATTTAAATAACACACGAGACACTAAATCTGGAGAATAGAATGCCACCACGTAAGCGTGCCGGAGATCTTACCGGTATTGAAACTGAGCGTCTGGTCAAGGAAAATCAGGAGACGTTGAAGCAACGTGCTCAAGAGATTTCTATGATGGCGGAAGTTGATGCAGAGGTTAACTCTCGTCCTGTTGACTACTCACAGGGTCCTAACACTGAAACGGCTGCGGCTGCGTTAGAGGTTGCGGCAGAGATTAAGCTAGAAGAGCCAACAAAGACCATCATTCCTATTACTACCCTAGAGCAGATGACGTTCGGTGCCGGACAGCATTATGACTTTGAAGAAGGACGTAAGTACGTCGTTCCTGTAGAATTAGCACGTCATCTAGCAAGTAAGGGCCTCCTTTGGGAGGGCGGATACCGTTAAGAGGAAATAAATAATGGCAGGTAATCTAACTGACACAACAGACCGTGCAATTCTGAATTGGATAACTGGCACGTCACTTGGTGGTTGGGCTCCCCCAACAACTTCATACATTGCTCTACTAACTGCTGATCCTGCTACTACCGCAGTGAATCCATCAGATCCACAGCTATCAGAGCTAACTGAACTAGCCGCAACGGGTTATACCCGTCAGGTAGCAACCTTTACAGCAGCTACTTCCCCATCACAGGGAACAAGTCAAATCCAGAACAGCAACTTGATTACCTTTGGACCATTCACAGCATCTACTGGTTCTGGTACTCCTACTACCTTTGGAGCACTAGTCAACGTTGCCTCTGGAACTGCTGGAGAAGTTATCTGTACGTGGGAATGGGATACTCCTATTACTGCTCCGCAGAATCAGTCCATTACTATTCCGATTGCTAATCTCACCTTCACACAACAGTAGGTCTCTATGTCACTAACAACTCAGGACATTATTAGCAGAGTCCGTACCGAGTTGGGGGACACTGGAGCACCTTTTTCTGATACGTTCCTGGGGACTGGGATGATCTCTACGTACGATCTAACAGACTTCAACATCTGGAATGAGACCGTAACGTGGATTCACAACCAGTCCCCAGTAGTATTGGTAAAGGGAACAGACTACGCAATGAACTACCAGGAAGGTAGAATCTTCCTGACCGGAGCATCATCACCGCTTCCACAGGGAGATACATTAGTAGTC